GGTCGAGGTCAAGCACAACTCCTGTCTGAGCCTTCAGCTGTGAGAGCTGCTCCTTGGCCTCCACTTGAAGCCTCATCTTGCGCTTCTTCTCGTTCTTTTCAGATGATGATAGTGGATCAACAGCCTCAAGGTTGGGGTACAAGTTTCTGGAAAGAATCTTGTTTACAACGATGCGCACAAACTTGGGGAGGATGGGCACTGGGGTGTAGTCCAGGTTCAAAAGGCTACCGTCACCATCGTTGGGGTCAAGGGACCTCAACAGCTTCTTGTAGATGCTGGTGTCTTGCACCCCGTTGGAATAATCCCTGTTCTTCTGGAACATCTTGTTCCTTCTCCCAAATAGGCTGGAGGTCTCGCTGTTCTTACCCCACTGCTTCTCGATAGCCTTTGCGTACTTGAGCCCGTAGGAATTAGTTGCTTTCTCCTCCGCACTAGCCAACGGGTCGGGGAAACCAAATCCCTCTTCTTTTTGATTGTAAATGCTCATTTCTAGTACGCAGAGTTGTTTTGCAAATATAGGAAATTAGCCCATTACCTTATATCTCCTAAAAAACTGCTTCTCAGAGAAGTTAGACTTAGGCTTTGGCTTAGCCTTTTGAGATGCCAAAAGAGCCAAACCAGAACTAATCGTAAGGTCAAACTTAGTTCTCTTGTCAATCTTATATCCAATCCAATCCTCAAGAGTTCTGTTGAAATACATGTTGCCCATTTCCCCAGTTTCGTAATTGACTCCAACATGGTCGTGAATGTACGCCTCAATCGCTTGGGCGTGAGCATGGATAACATCCTGAGAGTTTGATGGTATACCCTTTGTCTTCACCTTGATGCTGGATGAGTTTGGGTTCAAGTGTTGCGGCCTGTCAAGTAGATAGCCGTCGTAACCTCTTGATTCAAAGTATCTTGCGATACCGTACTTATTGTTTTCAATTAACAGCGGGTAGCCGTAGAAGAAGGCAGCCATAAGGCAGTCTTCGTAGAAGATCTTAGCTAGGTCTGGACGAGAGGCGTACTCAACAACAAACATGTTGCCTGGCCTACCCATAGAGAACTTGTTGTACAGGTGAAGGGCGCCCTTTGATCCTCTGCCATCCACTGTTGCATCCAAGTCGTACGAGTCAACACCCCCACATCCAAACGCCTCAAACGGAGCGATTAGCTTGCCCCTATCCACCTTCTTCACGTTTCTCTCTCCAGGGTCGGGCATCCAAGCTACTCGGAACCTACCGTTGGGATCGGGAGAGAACACAACCTCTTGGTCCTTGACCTTCCAAACAAAGTTGCCACGGACCACAGGGTTGGGAAACAGCTCGTCGTTGTGCTCAATCTGCTGGTAGATCTTACCGATGTTGAATATACTCCCGTCGATGCTGTCGCGGAAGGCTTCGTCCTCTGTGAACGGAAACTGTCTCGTTATCTCATTCAGCTCCGAGGGGTTCGACTTGAAAGCCTCCCTTTCGTTCTTCAGATATTGTTTCGATCCCTGAGTAATGCTTTCACCATCAATACCATCCACAGGACTGCTAGGATCTTCAACGACGGGGTGTCCATATACATCAAAAAATCCTTCTAGTGATTCCTGTGCGGGAATGAAAAGCCTATACAGTCCGCTCCTAGTTCTGCCATTCGCGTTCCTCTGCGTAGGATTCGAGTCCTCCCACAGCTCCTTGTACTCTTTTCCGCCCTTGTCCATCGGATTTACGGTGCTTCCCACTAGGGCCTTTCCGACGACTTTTCGGCCTACGATCAAACACGTCCGTTGAATCCTCCAGGCGTCCCTTATGTCTGTAGGTTTTTCCCATTTTCCTGCCTCGTCAAGATACAACAAATGAAGCTTTTCACCATCGTAAGCGTTGTTCGTGGTGTTCTTCCAGTTGATTACCGTATTAAGAGCTTCGCCCTTCTGCGAAGTCTTATTCTTCTTCGTGATTCTCTTACTCGGCTCGCGAAAAGCCAGCTCCATGCGTGGGTTAGTGGTGCCATCCTGAATGGGTTTGAAGAAGAAGGGGTAGTGTCTAAACATGTAGACAACCTTCTTCATAAATATGTTCTCTTGCGCGTCTTTACCCGTCTTTGATTGGATGCCGAGGAGTTTATCCTTAATCTGCGTAGCTTCATCAACAAGGACTGAAGAGCAGATATTAGTGTATCCAGAGCGACGGCACTTAGTGTAGAGCTGACCAAGACAACGTGGGTCAGACTCGCACGCAGCAAGGTGTATAAAAATCTCACGTTGAAATGCAAGATACAAAGGATGCCCGATATCCATTCGGGTCCACTGTAGCATCATGTAGTGCCTGCCCGTAATATATGTAGGTTCACCGAAATTGTAAAACCAAAGGCCCTCACGCCTACGGCGAAACTCCTCCTCGATATACGGAGAAAACTTTTGTCGAAACTCCCTGGGCATTTCGAGCCACTCATCCATACTCTTAATCCGAGACAGTTCCTGAGGCATAGGAATCCTTTCCCACAACTGCATGTGGTCTGGCTTTCCATGTCCAACAATTTCTTTCTCGGGAGGCTGAGCGGGAAGTGCAATGTCCAGGCCACCGATTGAAACAATCTGTCCTTTTGTACCGTGGGGACAAATTCCGACAACGTCCGTATCATCGACCCTGTGAAGCATACGGCTTCTTGTAGTTTCGAGAGGACTTGTTCTTAG